GCATCTGACGACACCCTCGACCTCGACCAGCAAATCTGCGACCCCGAGTGGCTCAAGTCTGCGTTGCCAGACTGGTTCGCATTGGGCAACATTCGAGAGATGCACCAGAGCAAGGCCATCGGTAAGGCTACCGAAATGGAACAGACGGGCTCTGGCTTCGTTGTCACGGCTAAAATCGTGGACGAGCAAGCCGCCAAGATGGTCGAAGAAGGCATCTACACGGGCTTTTCCATCGGCATCAAAAACGCACGAGTTATCAAGGACAACAAAGCGCCTGGCGGAAGAATCTGCTCGGGGTCTGTCGTCGAACTCAGCCTGGTGGACAGACCAGCCAACCCGTCGTGCAGTATCGAAATCGCCAAGTCAGTAGACGGCGTACTAGTGAAAGGGTCAGCCGTGACCGAGATTGAAAAGGCTGAAAGCCCAGCGCTGAACGCCGAAGCCGTAATGACCGAAGAGCCTGGCGTTCGTACCGAGGTTCTCAACCGCGACGAGCCCTTCGTCTGCAGCGCCTGCTCCGGCACTGGCAAGAAGACCAACGTCGAGGGCAACACCCAAGAGACCGACTGCGACGTGTGCGGTGGTACTGGACACCAGCCCGAAGGCCGCTCCGAGTTCGCTGAGCCCGAGCGCGTCTCGACCCCCGTGGCGCTCGACAACCGCGACATGAAGGACGCAGAGCCCGACCTCGCCAAGAAGGACTACAGCGACGCAGAACGCGCTGACATGGCTGAGGCTGGTCAGGCACTCCCTGGCGGCGGCTTCCCCATCAAGAGCGTAAAAGACTTGCGCAACGCCATCCAGAGCATCGGACGCGCCAAAGACCCAGCCCAGGCGAAGGCCCACATCAAGACCCGTGCGAAGGCGCTGGGCCGTGAGGACTTGATTCCTGACAACTGGAAGGGCGCAGACGCTGAGTTGGTCAAGGCCGACGACATGAAGCACGACGCGGCTGACCTCGCAGCAATCCGCAACGGCCTCATCGCCACCATCAAGGCTGAACTCGACGAGATGGTCGCAGGCGACGAGAACGAAATCTGCGACGTGCGCGAACTGCTCACGACCCTCGAACTATTTCTCTGCTGGTGGACTGACGAAGCCTCAGAGAACGAAACCGAAGCCCCATTCACCGGATGGGATGAAGAGAAAGAAGGCGACACGATGGCCTACATCGGTCTCGGCGTATCAGCCGACCTCATCAAGAACGCAAGCGCAGAAACGGCGACCCCCGAGGTCAAGGACGAACTGCGCTCCGAAATCGTCAAGGCGCTGGGCCTTGAAGAAGTCATGACGGCTAAGGCTGAATTGAGCAAGGCGACAGAGGAGATTGAACTCCTAAAGGCCGCGCTCGACGAAGTGAAGTCAATGGCTGCACCTGGGGGGCCGGCACTCCGCGCCACCCGTGAACAGACCAGCAAGTCAGCCGCAGTGTTGGCCCGTGAGGTAGAAGCGCAGCGCTACCGCGCCCTCGCCGCACAGATCACCGACCCTGCACTCCGCAACCAGTACCTCGACACCGCTCGGGCCCTGGAAGCGAACTAACCAACCACTAACAAAGGAAACAGCATGGCACTCGCCGCTCCTTCCCTTGACCAGATGTTCGACGGCCTTTCGCCGGACGAGCAGGTCAAGCGCTTTGAGGCTTACAAGTCAGCCCTTAGCACCGTCCACGCGAACACCCTCGCCGCTCACAAGCGCGGAGAGATTACGTTCTCACCCACTACCGGCATCACCAAGACTGCCTCGGCTGCATCGCGCATCGCTGAGCTGCAGGGCGAAATCACGAAGGCTGTCTCGGGCGACCAGTTGGCTGCTGTGCAGTCCTCGCTCGACGGTCTCGCCGACTTGCAGAAGGACTTGACCCTCACCAGCCCGTTGAACAACACGGTCTCTGGTGTCTCGGGCCTCGTACCGTACAACCTCGACCCCGTCCTGTCGTTGCTCATCCCGAAGGAACTGTACCTTCGCAACAGCATCGCTCGCATCAAGGCTCAGGGCCAGGCGCTTGAGTTCCGTCGCATCACTGGTGTCTCGAACGCCGGTGTCGGTGGTGTCGCCAACCTGTCCTCGTTCTTCTCCTCGACCTCGGCTAGCACCTCCTTCGGTGGTGTCTCGCTGAACCGTCCGTCGAAGATCACCTACGCCGCTGACAAGATTGTCAAGTCGTTCGTGGAACAGGGCCTCTCGGACAGCGTCAGCCTCCAGGCCGAGTTCGCCGGTCAGGGCTACACCGACCTCCGTCAGTTGTCTCACACCGCCCTCATCTGGTCGCACTTCCTCGCCGAAGAGCGCAACATGATGAACGCCGTCTCGACCGCTCTGTCGACCTCGGGCTTGACCTTCACCGCCGCTAACGACACGACCGGCACGGGCCTCCCTGCCACCTCGTCGTCGGCTGTGTACGTCACGCTCTCCTCGGCTTACGGTGAGACTGCTGGCGTGTCTGCCGGTACGGTGACGAACGCAACTGCTGGTCAGGGTGTCAAGGTGACCTACACCGGAACCATCCCCTACAGCGCTGTTGCTGTGAACATCTACGTCGTTGTCTCGGGTACGACCTACAAGGCCACCACGCCTTCGCTGGCCTCGGGCACTACGGCGCTGAGCTTCGCCGCTATCACCGGCACGTACCCCTCCACTGACGGCTCGTACAACACGTACGCCGCTGGTGCGAACTCGGGCACGGGCTACGACGGCTTCATCAGCACGTTGGCGCAGTCGGGTGGCTACCAGTACCAGTTCAACAACACCATCGCTTCGCAGTCGGAGCCTGCTGGTTTTATCCAGGACGCTCTCGTGAGCCTCTACAACTCCACGATGGCTGACCCTGAGGTCATCTTCGTCAGCGCTGCCGTTCGCCGCGCTCTGTCGAAGGCGCTTCAGAGCCAGCAGTCGAGCACCTCGTACCGCTTCAACTACCAGACTGGTAGCGACGGCGTGGCGATCGGTGCAATGGTGACGGGTGTTGCCAACGAAGCCACCGGCACGATGCTCGACCTCGTGACGCACCGCTTCATCCCTGCCGGCACGATGGTCATCCACCAGAAGCAGTTGCCGTTCCCCGACTCCGGCGTGAGCCAGACCGTCGAGGCGCACAATGTCGTGGACGCGATGCTGATCGAGTGGCCGCAATTGGGTTTTACCTATGACATTTCGTCGTACACCTTCGGTACGTTGGCCTTCCGCGCTCCGGCGTGGTCGGGCATCATCACCGGCATCACCGGCTGATAAAGCCAGCAGTCGCTAGGCATCGAGACAGGCTGTTCGCCGTCGTTGTCTAGCCCCCGAGGGTTGAGCAGGGCTAGGGTTTCACTCCCCTTCCCCTAGCCCTGCTCCCCTCCCAGTCGCAAAGGAGAGAGATGCGCCTCGTTGGATCCGACAACGCGCTCAAAGAAGTCACCGTCAACGAAGGCGCGGTAATCCCTCGCCAGAAGGACGGCACGTTTCATGTGGACGGGCAGACCGCTCGCGCCCTAGTCAAGTCCGGCGACTTCGCTATTGCCGGCACGAACTTCCGCAACGCCCGAGGCTTCCGCTGCCTCGACTGCGGCTTTAACTCGCTCTACCGTGACCACTGCGGCAAGTGCGACGGCTCAAACTTAGAAGAGGCTTAAATGGTCGTTGCACCGTTCTTTCAGACTGAGGGCATCGTTGAGCCGTACGTCTCGCTCAACGAGGTCAAGTTCAGCCCCACCGCCTCGGCTATTGACTTCTCCAACCTCATCGAGAACGCAAGCCAAGTAGCTCAAGACCGCGCCCTCTCCGACCTCATCAAGCGAGCATCGAGCAAGGCCGACATCTTCTGCTACGGCCCCCTCGGAACGCTCAACGCCACCTCGAACACGGAGAACGGCTGGTATCGCCCAAACCGTGACGGCAACATCACCTTCACGCCCTCCTACACCCCCGTCCTCGAAGTGACCGACATCCAAGTCGGCTGGGGCCCAGGCGATGGCCTGCAGGAAATCACCATCTCATCGAGCAACGTCGCCATCGACCGCTACCAGTTCATCCTCACCGCCCCTACAACGCTGGGCCTCTACTTCGGCTCGCTCGGCATCGCTGGGGCTCGCTGGGGGTATCAGTCGAACATGTGGTGTCAATACACCTACATCAACGGCTGGTTCAACACCTTTACCACCGCCACCTCCGCAGCAGGCGCTACCACCCTGCACGTCACGGACACGCTGGGCCTCTACCCTGGCATGACCTTCACCATCTGGGATGGCATGAACGACGAGGTAGTCACGGTCGCCTCAGTCACCGCAACGACCATCACCCTCGCCAGCCCGACGCAGTACCCCCACGGATCCGGCGTGAACGTCTCCACAATGCCTGCCGCTATCAAGCAGGCGGTCATCCACTTCATCGTGGCGATGGTCAAGGAGCGCGGTCAGGGCGGTCTGGTCATCAACGACATCGGCGAGCCCTCGGCTATCTCGGCCCGTAGCGAGACCTCCTATGAGGACGAGCTGCGCGGAGAGGTGTTGCTTGAGCCCTTCAAGGTCATCAGTGGTCGCCAATGAGCCGCGAGACAGTACGCACCCAGTTCGTCAACTACCTCAACGCCGCAGGCATCACCAACCTCGGAAGCGTCAAGACCTTCCCTGCCAAGTTCACGCCTGAGGGCGAGTTCTACGCCAACGAAGACCCAGGGCATCAGTCCGGCGCTATCGTCTACCCCTACATCGAGAGCCAGCGCGAGAAGCGCATCGAGCTCACGGGCGCTACGGGTGGCGGCAAGGAAATCACCTACGAGGTCGTGTTCACCTGCATCTTCCGCTCGACCAAGCGCAAGACCGAGGACGCTGGCGCAGACGCTGAGGCCTTCATCGACAGTTTCACCAACGCCATCCGCGCCTCGAAGAACTGCGGCGGCAACGGGCCCATCTTCCAGTGGGGCGAAGGCTCCACAAGCGGCGGCGATGACATCGACGTAGTCGTCTACTACCCCAAGCAAATCAACGGATCCGCACAGGTGACGCAGGTGGTCTCCACCGTGCGCGTGTCGGTCATCGAAATCACCGCCTCGAACTCGTACATCTCGTAAGGAGCCCCATGTTCACTTTCACTGACAGCCAAGAGCGCATCTACCCCAACCTGTTAGACGCAGACGGCAACGTCCTCGTCGCTCAGCCTGGACAGTCCTACGCCCTCGCCGCCGACCCTGGCGATGGACGCTGGACGGCAGTAGCCTCTGCTCCTGTAGCACCAGCACCGGCAGAAGCCCCACAGAGCGCCCCAGAAGCCCCTGTAGCGCCCGAAGTCACCCCGACCGACCCAACCCCTAGCAACTAAGGAACCATCATGGCAGGCCCATTTCTCACAGCCAATAGTTACCTCGGCATGGTCATCGAGACCACCGAGGGAACGCTACCCACGACCGGCACGGTCTACTGGATTCCAGTCTCCTCGCCGCAAATCACCCCGAACCAGATGTTCCTGCGCGACGAAGCCTTGCGCGGCTCGCCGACGACGGTCTATGACCAGGTGCAGGGTGTCCGTCACGATGAGTTCGAGTTCAAGTCGTACCTCTACGCCGACACTTTCCCGACGCTGGTGCGCTCCATCCTCGGATCTACGGACACCGTGACCGGCTCGGGCCCCTACACGCACAAGATTAAGGTGCTAAACACCCCCTCGACCGGCTCACAGCCCCCGACCTACTCCATCCTCGACTTCGACGGCGCTAACTACTTCACCGTCACGGGTGGACAGGCTGACAGCCTCGCCCTGACCTTCGGAGCCGAAGCCGCTGCCGAAGCGACGGTCAAGTACCTGGGCAACCCGTACACGTCCTACACCTCAGCCCCAACCGTGTTCGCTACGCAGAGCCTCTCCGCCGAGCACCTCATCCCTGCCTGGGATACCGCTATCACCATCGGCGGCACGAGCTACACGAACATCACGACCGGCGAACTGACCATCAACCGCAAGACGCAGCCCATCTTCACGCTCGGTACGCAGGCTCCCTACAACCTGTTCGCCGGCCCCATCGAAGTCACCGGCAAGTTCACGATGGTCGTCAACTCCACGGCTGACGTGTTCTCGACCGGCTCCGGCGCTTACGGTCTGACCCGTAGCCCCGAGGCCATTAGCATCACGCTGACCGACCCCAACGACGCTACGAGCAGCACCCAGCACTCGGCGAACTTCACCATGAGCGCGGCGCAGATTCAGAACATCAAGCGCACCCGTGGCAAGGAGTTCACGGAACTGGAAATCGAGTTCACCGCCTCGGCAAACACCACCGACGCTGCGACCGGCTACTCGCCCATCCAGACCACGTTCATCAACGGTCAGTCTGCCGCGTACTAAGAGAATTAAGGGGATTAACAGTGCCACTAGTCGAACTACCTAACGGTCAGTCTGCCATCATCGCCAGCAAAGAGGAGATTACCGAGCGCACGTCTCGGGCCATCTCTCGGGCCTACATGAAGGCAGCCGGAACCGCCGCCAAACTCGCCTCGCTCGGCTTCGACGATGCTGACCCCAAGACCTGGGGCATCTTCGCCGAGATTAGCGACGAAGACCAAGCGAACCTCGACGGCTACCAGGCTGAGCTCATCGTGGGCCTAGTCAAGCAGTGGACACTCGGAGACCTGCCGACCTTAGAGACCGCGTTAGACCTGCCTAAGGCTACGTTTGACGCGCTCTCTGAGGCCTGCGGAGCCGAGTTCAACGGATCTACGCTGAGCACGGAGCCCGACGTAGACCCAAAAGCCCCTACCGCCGCCTCGCCAAACTAAAGGCGGCGCTCGAAGGCAAGACCACCGAGGTTGACCCCGAGGTGCTCGCCTTCTACCGTGAGCACAGGTTCCGCAAGACCTATGGCGGCAGTCACTCCGAGTTCATGGCTCAGCCGGTTCTACTCACCGAGTGGATGCTGGCAGTGGCGGAGATAGAGCGAGAGGTCGCAAATGGCTGAGGTCATCGTCACAGGCATCGTGGACTTCGAGAAGGCGCTCGGGCTCACGAAAGAGAAGGCCAGCCTCGCGGCTCGTCAGTTCGTCACAGAGGGTGGAGACATCATCGCCGACAGCGCGAAGGAGCAATTCCGCGCACGTCCGGCAGGTTCGCGCACCGTGTCACGCACGGGTCGGGTCTACTACAAAGCGTCAGGCCCCTACGCATCCAAGCGACCGAACCCCACCATCCGCACCGGCAACACCCGAAACTCCATCCGCCGCGCCTACGTCCGAGACCTGGGCGCAGGTAAGTGGGAATCAGGAACGGGCCCCAGCACGTTCTACGCGCCCTACGTTGAGTTCGGCACTCGCTACATCCACGCACCAGCCTTCCCCTTCATGGCGAACGGCACACGCAACGCAGAGGACAGGCTCAAGGCACTCGCCGAGCGCGTCTTCCGCGAATCTATCGAATAGGACTGAACAATGGGGATGCTGCCAACAGTTGTAGCCACGCTTCTTGCTGACACTCGTGAATACATGGCGAAGATGGACGAGGCCGGCGCAAAGATGGCTGAGTTCGGCGGCATCGCTGGCGCATCCGGCGCAAAGATGGACAAGTTCGCCAACACAGCCTCGACCGCCGTTCTAGGTGTCGGAGCCGCCATCACCGCCTTCGGTGTGGACAAAGCCTTCCAGTTCCAAGAGGGTCTGGACAAACTGCAGAACCAGGCAGGGCTGACCGCCGACCAAGCCGACAAGCTCGGCAAGGCCATCATGGGCATCTCGAACGCCACGGGGCAGAGCACCACTGACCTCATAAACTCGGCGCTCACCGTCGAGCAGGCCGGCATCAAGGGCAAGAAGGCCACGGATCTACTCAGCACCGCTGCGAAGGCCGCCGTCGTCACGAACGCCTCAGTCGCCGACACCACGCAGGCCATCGTCGCCGCCCAGTCGCTCCAAATCGCTAAGGGCATGAGCGTCCAAGACCTGACCGGCAAACTGGTCGCAGGCTCGCGTGAGTTCGTTGGCGGTCTCCAAGCTGAGGAATCCATGCTCTCGGGGCGCGTCGGTGTGGCACTTGCCAACTACGGGCTCAACCTTTCTACCGTCACCGCCCTGGGCGCTGAGTTTGCTAAGGTCGGCCTCCCCACGAAGTCCATCTCAGCCTTCGCTGGTGGCTTCGCTAGCCTCGAACAGCCCACCACGTCCTACATCAAGAAACTCAACGAAGCCGACCTGAGCCAGAACATCCTTGCCGCCGACCTTCGCAAGGGCAACATAGGTGGGATGCTCGCCTACATCAAAGACCAGGCTGGTGGCTCGGCTGCCAAGTTGTCCGAGATGGTGAACGCCGTGTTCGGTAAGACGGGTGGCGGCGCTGCATCGGATCTAATCAAGAACCTGCAGTCCTTCGTCAACATCCAGCAGCAGGTCGCTGGCTCCGGCTCCGGCTCTCTGAGCAAGGGCTTCGGCGAGGCTAGCAAGCAGCTCGGCGTACAGATGAAGATTATTGAGCAGCAGTTGGTCAACTCTGCTGCCCAGTTCGGTCTTGTCCTGATGCCTTACGTCAAGGACGCGGCGAACCTGCTTACCGGCGCTATGAACTACGTCTCGACGCACAAGGGCGCACAGACTGCGCTAGGCGAGGGTATCGCCACGGCACTCGCCGCAGCCCTCGCAGTCAAGGCCTCGAACATCGGCATCAAGATTGCCGAGGCTTTCGGTGTCGCCGTCGAAGCAGGAACAGCCGCCACTATTGGCGCAGCAGTAGCGACCGGCGTAGGCACGGCGCTCATCGCCTGGAACCTCGGCAAGCCCACGCAGGCATCGTTCAACAAGGCAAGCGCTGAGTGGCAAAAGAACAAGGTCGGCGGCGCTTATGACATCGCAGCCCTGACCATCAACACCCTCGGCGACGCTATTGCTAAAGGCCTGTTCGGTATAACCATTAAGGGCGGCCTCCCTATCCTCGGCCCGAGTTCGCCACGTCGCAACACCCAACTCCCTGGCTACATGGGCTCGGCGAGCGCACCCAAGAAAACCACGCATAAAGTGACTGTCACCGTGCGCGGTCATGGAACGATTGGCAAGTAATGGCTGAGTTCGACGCGGATCTAACTGGCGACAACACCGAGTGGAACATCGAGCTCGACCTCGACCTGCTCGCCCAGAAACTAGCCACGCACCCTGCCTTCGTTAAGGCCCTCGCCATGCACGTCCGAAACGCCCAGACGAAGGACGTGCGCCGGATGGGGAACCTCTACGGAACGACCGCCCAGGCTAAGCCTGCGCCACCCACGACTAAGAGGCGACTGAATTGACACTCGCGACGCTTCCTGCTTTCGACATCTGGATTGCCTTCAACCCGACCGCCTCGGGCGCTACCCTGGCGACGGCGAACCAGCAGGCGCTTCCTGCCTCGGGCGCATCAAACACCTACTGGACGAACGTGTCCAAGTACGTCCGAGACTTCACGACCAAGACGGGAAAACAGCACTACCTTGACCGCGTGGAAGCCGCCACGCTCAAGATGACGCTCAACAACCGCGACGGCTTCTTCACGAACGCCTCGGTCAACGGGCAGAGCGCCGTCATCGCCCCTCGCCTGCCTATTGCGATAATGGGCACTTACAATACTATTTCTTACTCTGTGTATTGGGGCATCATCGACACGGTGACGGAGAAGGTCGCCGACCAGCTCAACTCCGACCTCGACATCGAAGCCTCAGACCTGACCAAGTACCTGAGCCTCAAGTATCTCTACCGCCCCTCGTTCTGGAAGGGCTACGCGCTCTCGGCCTCGACGCGCTCATGGTATCGGTGCTCGAACTACTCCGCCGTTACCGTCACCTCGGCGCACGGCAACGGATCTACCATCGTCTACCAAGCGCAGAACACCTTCAGTGTCGGGCAGGTGGTAACGATTCAAGGTCTCGCCGGCATCACCACGCTCAACCAGACCAACGCCACCATCACCGCCGCAACCTCGACCTCGTTCACCGTCGCCGCGTCCGTTACGGGTGACAGCACCTCTGCCGGCCTCGCCTACCTGACTACGCTCTACGATTACGGCCCTGCAGGGTCAAACGGGTCGTTCGTCGGGCAGGTCTCCTACCCTCAGCACGGTGTCATCATCTACGACACCGACGGCTGCGCAGACCTCTCGGGCGCATCCAACATCGCCGGAGCCACCCTGCAAATCGTCGCCCCGTCCCTCTGCACGGGTGTCGACTTCTGGATTCTGGGCCAGCAGGTGCAGGGCAACTCCATCCTCACGGTGGACTCGGGCGGCAACATAATCACCATGACCATCACGCAGGCCGGTGTCTTGACCGCGACGGTCGGGGGAGTGCTCGCCGCGACTGCCACGGTGGTCAACGACGGCTACTGGCATCACGTCGGCATCGTCTGCAACACCTCCTCAGTGCCCCAGCTCTACTGCGACGGCGTGTTCTACTCCCTCGGGCTGTCCTCGACGCAACTCGCCGCAGGGTCGCTCTACGTCGGCGCTAACGCCTCGGGCGTGGCTTCCTACAACGGGCAAATCGACGAAATCGTGGTCTCGAACAACGCCAGCACCTCGACCCTGCCCCAAGAGGTTCAGCAGCGCTACCGAGCCGGAACGCTCCTGCAACTGGGCTACCCCGTCACGACAAGCAAGGTTCTCTCGGGCGACCGCATCGCCGAGATTCTGACCCTGGCAGGCATGGGCACAATTACGGGCGGCAGCATCTCCGCCCTCGCTACGGTCTCTACGGCGACGGGCTCGAGCTACTTGCCGAACACCCTGCTCATCTCCAACGCCTACCAGACCACGAGCGCCTACGTCGCTGGCTCGTCAAGCAACGGATTCGCCGCCACGGAGCCCTACTACTGGGATTCGCCGGTCACAACTTCGACGGCGCTGGACTTGATTCAGCAGGTGACGGACACCGACATCGGCTCGTTCTTCCAGTGGCCTGACGGATCGTTGCACTTCTTTACCCAGAACTACTACGGAACCTGGTCGTTCACCCCAAACACCCCACCAGCCGCGCCGACGTACTCATGGACACCGCGCACCTTCACCTCGGCGGCGATTCTGAGCGATGACAACTCGGGCTACGCCTACGACGCAACGACGCTGGACTGGGTGCTTGACGATGCCGACATCTGGACAACGGTGCGCATCACCCCTCAGTCGGGCGTAGACCAGATTTACGAGAACACCTCAGCCGAGGGGCGCTACGGCTTCTCGACCTTGAGCAAGTCCTCGACGGTCTCCAGTTCGCTCAACGACGCACTTTCGGCGGCGTACTTCCTCGGCTACATCTTCCGAGGCCCACTGCCCCGAGTGAACAGCGTGACGCTCCTCAGCGAGACCGGCAACGGCGTGAACGTCTCGTCGCAGTTGTCCATCAACTTCGGCGACGTTGTGGCCTTCAGGCGCACGATGCCGAACGCTGCCGGAGCAGGCGTGGTGAACCTGCAGATGGCTATCGAGAGCATCGAGCACGAGTTTCAGGCTGAGCCTGGCTACTTCCACACCACCTACACACTCGACCCGTACCCCGTGAGGTCATAATGGTTATCCGCAATACCTCGACCTACGGCGCAACGCTCACCTCACTCGGCGACGGGCAGGACGGCTCGTTCTGGCGACAGGGTGGCGTGTGGTCATCGGGCACACCAACGAGCACGGGTGTCGGGCTTACCACCGCCTACGCTGGCAGCCTGCTCACCTCGGTCACGGTCTCGGGAGGGTTTAACACCTACCTGGTGCTGTTCTCGTTTGCCCAGACCTTGAGCGCGGCATCGGCATCGACGCAAATCTTCGCCGGCCTCAGCCTCAACGCCTCGACGGTTCCGTTCTACGCCTACCAGATTGGCGACGTGACCACGACCAGCGCCAACGCCTTCTCGGGGGCGTACATCTACCAGCCGAACGCCTTAGGGCAGGGTGTCGGCCTGCAGTCGTTCTCGCTCAACCTCTACTCGAAGCTCGGCTCTGGCACGGCGACCGCCGCGTTCGGATCCATCACCGTCATCGGCATCAACTAAGGAGAAACATGGCAGACACTCGACAGGCAATCGTCGCATGGGCCCACTGGCTCATGGAGCACAAAGCCGAGATGAACTACACCGAAGGCCCAGCGCGTATGAGCGCCATCGGTGTCTGGCCCCCGAAGTTCCCCATTGACTGCGACTGCTCAGCGTTCGTGACGCTCTGCTATTGGCTCGCTGGCGCAGATGACCCAAACGGTCAGCACTACGACCACGAGGGATACACCGGCACACTCCTGAGCCACGGGCTCACCATCCCCCGTGAGCAGTTGCAGCCTGGCGACGTTATCGTCTACGGCCCAGGAACCGGCTGGCACACCGCGCTCATCGTCGAGCCAGGGAACGACCCCCTCACTATCTCGATGGGCCAGCAGGGAGACCCCGACCTTGTCTACGTCAGCCAAGACGGTCGCCAGCCCCAGACCTACCTTCGTTTCCACACCGGAGCCGACAAGGTACGCACCCCCGAGGAACTTGACAAGCCCGTTGTCAAGGCTGAAAGTGCAACCGAAACTGTCCCGAAAGTGCAGACGGAAGTCACCGCCGAGCCGAAGCCCGAGCCGCCGGTCGAGCCTGCGCACATCGAAGCGAAGCCAGAAGCCACGCAGAGCGCCCCAGTTGCCCCTCACGAGGCCGAGAGCGCCGAGGCTGTCCACTCGGGCCCGATTGCCAAGATTGAGCACCTAATCGAAGAAATCATCGAGGGCCCTGCCTCATGATTGCTGTCAGCCTCAACACCGCTAACTGGTGGATTAACTTCATCGTGAGCATCGGCTTCCTCGTCGGCATCGTCTGGGGTGGCTTCAAGACCATCAACCAGATCCGCGTCTTCGTTCACCACAAGGTCGCGGTCAAAGCCTCCGACCTCGCCGCCGAGCGCCTGGCTACCGAAATCGAGGAAATCAAGAAGCAGTACCAACCTAACGGCGGCTCCTCCATGCGCGATGCCATCAACCGCATCGAAGCCGCAGTCCTGCGCCTCGACAACAAACTCGACATCGTGCAGACTGAGCTCGACAAGCACCTGGGCGCGCACGAGGGCCTATGAGCCGCGAGAGCCACTGGGAGTTCCACCCAGCCGTCCGTACAGGTGACGAGCGCACCATCGGAGAAAGGGCCGCAGACGCTATGCGCCACGGCATGGGCTCGTGGCCCTTCGTCTTCGGCTTCGTCTGCCTGATGGCGGCGTGGATGGGCTACAACGTCGAGACGGGCCACCCCTTCGACCCGTACCCCTTCATCCTGCTCAACCTCGCCCTCTCCACCCTGGCAGGTTTGCAGGGAGCCATCTTGCTCATCGCCGCCAAGCGAGCCGACCGCATCTCGTCGGAGTTGGCGAAGTACCACCTCGAAGTCAGCGAAGCCACGCGCCAGATGCTTGCCGAGCACCGCGTCATGCTTGAAGAACTGCGAAAGGGCGACTAGTGCACATCTGGCTCCTCGTTCTGCTCTACTCGGGCATCGGATCCGTGTGCATGGTTCTGCGCGACGTGCTCAACACCGTGCTCACCAAAGCCATCTCGCAGGGCCGGCACAAACTTGCCGGCAACATGGACGGGCTCTCGGACATCGTGAACATCGTCCTCGCCTCCTTCTCCGGCGTGCAGCTCATCCACCTCGGCTGGCGTGGCTGGCTGGGCATCCTCCCAATCGGGCTGGTCGGGAAGTTCACGACCGAACACGCGACGAAGTGGTCGCAGGAAAACCTCTAACCCCCTAAGCAAAGGAAACCCATGTCAGTAAGCATCTCCAACCTCGTCGCCCCGACCCTTGCACAGCCGACGACCTGGCTCGTGGACACCCTGCCTGCTGGCTACACGGCGAACCAGAAGTTCGAGGTCTACAACCTCAAGGGCCTCTACCAGGTAGACGCAAACGGCGCAGTCACCACCATCCCCCTCGGCACGTCGGGCCCGTTCGTGCTCAAGATTGACAACGAGCAAATCCTCTGCTCGGCGGCTGACTACGAGACCAACACCGTCACGGTCTACTCCTCCTCGCTCGGCAACGGTCGTGGCTACGCCTCCACCACGGTCGCAGCCCACACCCCTGGCGGCTCGGCTCTCGGTCACGTCTCGCTGGTCTCGACCTCGGTGCAGGGCGGCGTACCCTCAGCCGGTGGCACGGTCACGCTGACCTCGGGCACAGCAGTCCAGAACACCGCCTCGACCTGGGCGACCTACTACGTCGCCATCACTGGTGGCACGGCTGGCACGGTGACGGTGGCGCTCGGATCTACGTCGGCGACCACCACGGTCATCATCCCCACCGTTGCCGGTAACGCCGTGTCCTCGCAGGTAATCCCCGTCCGTGTTCCGTCCATGTGGTACTTGAAAGTCACCACCTCAGTCGCCACCATTAACGCCTCGACGGTCATCATCAACGACAGCCTCTAAGGAACCTAAATGTCCTACCCCACAGCACTTACGCCACGCTCCTACGGAGGCGCTTCACAGCCCTCCTACCTGACCACGAGCCTCTCCTCTACCTACTCGCCTGGGCAGACCTTCACGGTCGCTTCTGCCTCGACGTGGTACGAGGTCAGTGCTACGGGTCAGGCGACGGTCAACCCTCTGGGAACCTCGGGGCCGTTCGTGCTGGACGTGGACTTCGGCTCAGGCACGGAAGAGAAGATTCTCTGCTCCGCTGTCAACGTGTCCACTGGGGTAGTGACTGTCTGGACTGACGGCACGAACAATGGGCGAGGCTACGACGGCACGACCATCTCGGCGCACTCGGCAGGCTCCTCAAGCAACTACAACGTCTTCCCCGTAGCGACGGCGGTCGAGAACCAGCAGTTCAACTCTGAGCTCATCGCCCTCGCCTCGGCAACCTCCGCTAATGCCTCGGCCATCTCTGCTGAGACCACACGCGCCGAGGGAGCGGAATCCACCCTCACGACCAACGTCGCCACCGCTCAGTCCACCGCAAACAGTGCTTTAAGCGTCGCTAACGCCGCCCTACCTAAGTCCGGTGGAACAATGTCCGGCGCTATTGCGATGGGCGCTAACAAGGTCACAGGGCTCGCTAACGGCACTGCATCAAGCGACGCTGCCGCCTTCGGGCAGATTCCCACCGCCCTGCCTCCATCGGGCTCGGCAGGCGGAGACCTCACCGGAACCTACCCCAACCCAACCCTTGCAACAACCGGCACGGCTGGAACCTACGGATCCGCAACGGCTGTACCAGTCATCACAACCGACACGAAGGGGCGAGTGACAAGCGTTACCACCGCTTCCCCACTTGACGCTACCAAGTTGCCCCTCGCTGGTGGCACGATGTCGGGCGCTATCGCTATGGGTGGCAACGCCATTACGGGCGGCGGCGAAATCGTAGGCACAGACCACAAAGCCACCGGACTTACTGGCGCTACGGCTGGCGCTCGCTTCGTCGGCGCAACCACTAACGGCGCACCGACCTCCGGCACGTTCGTCACGGGCGACTTCATCGTTGACCAGTACGGCAAGATGTGGGTCTGCACGGGCGGTGGTACGCCTGGCTCATGGGCTTCGGCTGGCAACGGCACGGTCGGCACGACCGGCTCAGTCACGGCGGCAGGCTCCACGCAAACCAGCGCAGGCGCTCTGGCGTACAACTACAACATCGTCTCCGGTGCTACGGCTACGACCAACGGCGGCGCAGGCACTGGCGTTGAGTTGCCTTACATTTCAAGCACGGGTCAAGCAGTTTGGGTAGACAACACTTCGTCTAACTGGCTCCGGTTATACCCCTCGACGGGTCAAAGCATCGACGGCGCTGGCGCTAATGCTCCTGTGTGGATTGCACCCGGGGCCTACTGGCTCGGCATCGTGGAAACGACCGGCGCTTCGGGCACCTGGGCCTCGGCTGTACCCTCGCTCAACAGCGACTCCAACGGATACATCTCCGTCACTTACGCCAATGGGCAGACCACGTTCGGCCTCTCGTCGACCACTGGAACAGGGGGGGTGGTTCTTAACAGTAATGCGCTGATGTACTCCCCAACCATTACCGCACCCATCATCAACACCAGCCTTGTCGGCAACACAACGCTGTATTCGGGTTCTGGCACAAACACGCTGTACTTACCAGTTGCTTCCTCGGACACACTTGTTTCGCTTGCGGCTACCCAAACGCTGACCAACAAGACCATCTCTGGCTCAAGCAACACAATCAGCAACGTTTCCCTGACGACCGGCGTGACCGGCACTCTGCCTGTGGCTAACGGTGGTACGGGTACGGCAATTGGTGTCACGATTAACCAGCAGACGCTTGCGCTGGGTGGCACTAACAACGTTGCCGAGACAATTCCTCGCTGGTTGTCAACTTCCGTACAGACTTATACAGTTCCTCGCTTTACCGCCGTTTATCTTGTGGCTGGACAAGTAATCAACAGTATTAAGTTTTCCACTTCAGGCACGGCAGGCTCATCGCTTACAAGTGAGTGGATAGGCATTTTTAGTTCTGCCGGTCTTTGCTTGGCAATTAGTTCTCAATCCCTGACCTCATTGGCAGCAAACACTACGTTCACATGGAACCTATCGAGCGCCTACACCGTTCCCTCATCTGGTCTTTATTACGTTGGTCTTGGCATCTACGGAACAACGTCGCCCGTGTACCCAACAATTTCCGGATACTCTACTGGCGAACAGGTTAACTTGACCGGCACTGCACCCATCTTGAACTACACTAGCGGTTCTGCGACTCCCGTTCCTACGGTTGGAACCACCACATTTACTCCAGCGTCCAATGCTGGCCTTATGTTTTACGCAAGTCTCCAGTAAGGAATCTGTATGCCTGCTCAATACACAGTTGGACAAGACCTCGGTGGATGCACGGTTGTGTCCATCAACTACATCGAGAACCCTGACGGCTCAACGGTCGAAGAAGTCGTGCTGTCAAACGGGAGCGAGTTTGCCACTTTCACCCCCGACCCCGTGACGCTGGCAAATCAGCAAGGCATTACCGCCGCTAACGCCAACCTTCAGGCCCTCGTCTCACAGATGGCCCCATCACTCGCTCAAGCCCAGACCGACCTCGCTACCCTCGCCGCCTCGACGGACGCACTTGCACCCAT